ATTTAATATAGGTGTCTGACTTTCTGGTTTTACTTCCAAAATATACTTCTTTACTTGTCCATCTTTATCTTTACAAACAAATAAAAAATCAGTCACATATACATGATTCTTTCCATCAATCTGTGAATAATATGGAACTTCCAATACTTCAGAACCCCATTCAATTACCGAATTTGTTCTATCACAGAAGTTGCAAAAAATCTTTTCCCAAGAACTTCTAAATGTAATAGGTTTTGCTCTAGGCATTCTCCCATTATAATTTAGACATTTTTCAGGATGATCTGGCTTAAAACAGCCTTGTAAATAATTACCACTAAATATACTCATTTTTTACCATCCTGTAAAAGGGTCTATAGTTGTTTTTTCCTCGATTTTCTCATTAGGTTTATATTCAACGTCATATACATTTGCATTTGGATGTTCTTCAACAATATCATTCAATTTCAAAATATCATTGTATTGATATTGTGCAGGCGCTGCACTTGGTGCAATATCCCAAACTGGATCATCCTTAGGAATTGTAGGATTGTCTGCAATAGTATATTTATCATCCTTATAAACCTTAAGAGTCAATGTATAAGTATGTGACTTTAGACCAAAAGCTTCATCCCAATATTTTACATCTCTAATTTGGTAGAAAATTCCATTATAAGGTAAGTAGATAATATCATCAATCTTAGGTTCCCATGTATCATAAACATCTGGTGTATTTTTATCAGGACCACCATATCTTGAATAATACTTGAAACTTCCTTTACCTACATATAAGGTCATCATATCTTCACCCCAAATACCTTGTAATTGATATGATCTTACATTAGGAGGAATTGAATTTGTATATCCTATGAAATACCAACTTCTTAAAATCCATCTTAGTTGGTCTTCAGCGAATAATTGGTCTCTTTCTAAATCTTTAGAAACTGCGTAGTAAACTAGTTTCAAACCATATTTACCATACGCATCTTCTGTAGCAATATCTTGTTCTGCAGCATCTTGGTCAGATACTAAACCTTGTGCATCAGAATAACAATCGTCATGATAACCTGACAATGTTGAGCATAACCAAGGATATGATGATATTTTTGTATCTGCCATTATTCTAACCTCAAAACTCCATTGTTATTCCAAGCAATATTCATAATTCCATTTTTAGCATCATGGAATCTATCGAATGGAATAAATGCAACTGGTATATTTCTTGTTGCACGTTTATCATTTGGTGTTGCATCTTTATGATGTATTACCAATAAGATACCATAACCACACATGTGATGCTTTTGAATTGGATCATTAGGTTTATCTGGATTTACTTTGTTAACTTCAGATGTTGCTGAAATAGCATTATCACCACCTACTACCTTAATAACATTTTCAGTCAAAGGTGTAGTCTTTATATTATACATATCGTATTCTTCTTGTGAAAATGCAGAAGTAAATCCATAATTCAAATCCCAATAATTTGAATTGAAGTATTCACCAACTCCATATTGTATATTTTTCTGTGCATCTTCTGGTGTTATACCATATTGAGAGTATTCATAATCTCTTTTAACATAACATCTAGATGGACATTGTTTAGAGAAGATTACTGCTGAAGCAGGCATTTCTTCCATTTCTTCATAGCATGCATCAGACTCCATACCAGTTTGATTATTGATACTTTCAATAGATGGATTTACCATCGAACCAATTTTAAATAGGTTATATGTTGTGACAATTGTGTCCCAACTTCTTCTATCATTAAAATCATCTAATTCGGCTAATTGTTTATCTTCAAGACGTGGAGTAAGATATACATCGAATGGTCTATTCCAATCGATGCATCTTGCACCTAACATAAACTTGAATTTCTTAAAGACATATTTCTTTAAATCAGTCATTACTTAATCTCCAAGATACAACCCTTAGTTTGATTTCCGAATTTACCTTCTGGTAATTGCATAGACCAAGTACTTAGACCATCACAGTCACCTACACTTGTATCTATATACATTACGTTATTACCATCTTCATCGTAAACATATAGACCATCAAATGAATCACCTGATAATGCTGATGTATAACATACACCATTATTTTCAATGATTTCTTTTCTAATTTGTTCAGGTGACTTTGTTATACCTAAGTGAATGATGTTATTGTTATAAACAAAGTTTTCACCAGATACTCCCTTAATTGGGTCTGTAATCCAATAACCAACCTTACCATCATTAGACAATGCAAAGTTTACATCATATTTCAATTCACCTAACTTCTTCAAATTACCATCTTTACCATAACTTGCAGAAGTTGCTGAATATGTATATGTAAAGAATTGGTCTAATTCATCATGTGTCTTAAAATAATCTTTTGCATAATTTGGCATCTTTGCATTTGATAAATCAGGTCCAGTTGTTGGACATACTGACCAATCACTCTGATATGAAATGTATACATCATTCATGACATTCTTACCAGAATGATTATAATCAATTGCTAATGAAGAACCAAAATATGAATATGTTGATTCATGCTTAGATGTTGCATATTTATAAGTAGCATAGCTATAAGATTTCTTACTATTAGAATTATATACGTGTCTATGATCTTGCGTTAATGATATATCTCTACAAATAGAAGCTGGATAATGAACAGTTGCCAAAGCATTTTGTGATCTTCTATAACCTGCTCCTTGAATTATATTATTAGGGTTATTAGGATCGATATAACCATAATAATTCTGTTTAACATTAATTCCTCTAAATAGGTTCTGTGCTAAGAATGGAAGACCACCTTCATTCTTTGCATTTGCAATATTCAAGCCTGGCATCCAACCATACTTATATGCGTATGTATCTGTATTACCTGCATTTGAGTCAACCATCATGTTCTTTACAGGAGTATCAACATTCAAATCTAATGTATACAAACCTAAGTTATAATCGTTATACATTAAACCTAAGTCATTTGAATATGCACCATAATATGCATAACCATGGACTTCTTGTGGTGCAGTATCAGGATCTGTAGCTTTTGATTCTGGCTGATCACCCTTCCAAGTATTGATATAACTATTGATACCTGGGAACATGTTATATGTTGGCTTAATTTCTGCAACAATTGGAGAACCAATTCCAAATGGACATGAAGCATTACCACCATTCAATTGAATTGGTCCATAGAAATCTCTCTTCTTATAGAATGCAGAGTTTACTGTAGTGTCAACTTTATCCCAAGATCTTTGTGCTGCAGTATCTTCTTCATAATGAACATTTACATTATTACATACAATTGGACATGACGCATCATCACCAATGTTAGATGTGTTAAATTCACAAATTGCAGCAAGACCACCAAATCTATCTAAGAATGCATAGTTCTTAGAACTTACATCATTCCAGATATATGCAGTAGCAGACTTAGCTGAGTTAGCACTTACAATTAAACCTTCTGCAATATGATTATCCAAGAATGCAGAAGTATTATAAATTTCTGTGACTTGTGGAGCAATAGACAATGAACCAATCAAACCACCAACATTATAGATTGATTGTAATTCTGTTCTAAATGATTCACCTATAGAACCAACTTTTACATCTAATTTATATTGAGGTTTAATCATTGAAGAGAATGGATCTTTAGTATCATCTGATAATTCAAAGATACTGGTAAATGCACAGTTTCCAATGAAACAACGACGTCTTCCTTGTGTTGCATGATAAGTTCCATAATTAGAACCCCAATCATAAAATTCATATACTGCATTAGCTGTTTTATCATCAATATTTGGATATTGTGTATTAAGATATGAACGAGAATGATTTGGACCTAATACACCAATTGCTTTAATAGTAAATTCATAATCAGTAATTGTAATTACAGTCTTAGTAGAACTATCTATTCTAGGTGTAATATGACTATATCTATTCTTAACATGAATACCTTTCATCTTAACTACACCTAAAGGCATACCTTCAATATATTCAGTTTCATTATTGATATATTTTTGAATATCATTATTCTTACCATCTTGTGTAAATGGTGCTAAATACATTTCATCAATAATTACAGTTGGAACTGAAATATGTGCAGCAGAAGTAAAGTCGACTGAATTTTTATAGAAGATCTCATTGAATGCTGCATTCTGATCAAATTCAATACCACATGTAAAATTACCATTTGGTGCATTTAATCTTTCAATCTTTGCATTGTAAATTACATTAGTTGTAGAATTCCATGAAGTATCTGTATAAGTAGCATTATTAGGAAGTGGGTGATTAAACTTAGAATCCTTCTGAGTTCTTAATAGATATGAACCATCTGCATTATAGAAATCTGGATATACTTCATCTACAATGTAATTTTCATGAGACTTATTACCACTCTGAATCCAATCCTGATTAGGAACTACTGTATAACCACAACCCAATTTGAATTGTGCATTTTTAACAACATAACAGTTAGTATCAGGATCATACTTGAAATCTGTATATACAAGTGCATCTGCATTTGGAATTAGTGGGTACCATACAGCAGAAACACCACTTGCAAAATCATAAGCAGGTTTATTAGCATCACCAGTAAACTTATATTGGTCATAGAATGTTTTATGAATTCTATTACCTGTATAAATCTTTGATTTACCACCATTTGTTGAAGTTTCTGAGAATGTATATCCTTCACCAGAAGTAAATGCACC